TGTATTGATGTCTATTAATGACTTACTTTATTGGATTATGCCAGACCAAATGATTATGAGTGCTGCAGGTGAGGGTGAAGGTGTTCAGGGTTCAGAAGAAATTGATGACACTACTGACCCACCTACAATTAGGGCAAAAGGATTGTTCTTCCCTGTATTGATACACGAATTGATTAAGGGAGTATATGAAGTATTAGGTACTTCAGGACTACCTGATGACCCTAAAGCAGCAGAAATGGTTATGGGTCAGACAGATACATTACCATATGAAGTATGGGACTTAAGATTAGGTCCTGTTATTTGGGATAAGTTTACTGCTGCGTATCCCGATAAGTTATATGAGGATGATATGAAAGAAATACAAAATTATTTCTTCTCTAGATTTTCTGCTTTATCAACAGATCAATTCTTTGAAATGGCTAGATTAATTTTATCAGGTTCTGAAGAGGGTAAAAAACTTGTGTCTGATATGGTAAATGAGATTATCTCTGAATTAAAACAACAGGAATATGACGATGCAATGTCACAATATCGTGACGATGATGACGATGACGATACGGACTTAAATGACTTACTGGGTGATTTAGGTATTTCCTTAACATAAAAGTATAATAAAATGTTAGTATGGGTCTAACAAAAGAAAAAGTATTATTAGAGTATGCGAGGTGTGTAAAAGACACCTCGTATGCTTTAAGGACATATCTACAAACATATGATAATACACAATCGAAATACGTACCCTTACAATTATTTCCAGACCAAGAAAGTTTAATAAACGACTACGACACACACGAGGAAAACATTGCCCTTAAGTACAGACAGGCGGGTGTATCGACAGTAACATCGGCTTGGATATCTAAGAAATTGGTCACCGCCCCTAAATCTAAACCTGAAAAAATTCTTATCATTGCAAACAAACTTGACACCTCTGTGGAGATGGCAAGTAAGATAAGAGCGTTTATTGAACAATGGCCCTCATGGTTCGGAGTAGACTTCTCAAATGAGAAAAATTCACAAAGACATTATAAATTAACCAATGGGTGTGAGGTAAAAGCGGTTGCGACATCTAAAGACGCACTTCGTGGATATACCCCCACGATACTTGTATTTGATGAGGCGGCGTTTATTGAGGCAGATAACGATTTCTGGTCTGCCTGTATGGCATCATTGTCTACAGGTGGTAAAGTGATTGTAATATCTACACCTAACGGATTTGATAGAATTTATTATTCTATCTATGACCAGTCATTAAGGGGTATGAATGACTTTAAGATTACCGAGATGTATTGGTATCGTGACCCTCGTTATGCGAAAGATTTAAAACTTATTAAATGTAATGACATAGTCCATTATATGTTAAATAGAGAAGACTATAAAGATGAAGAGATAACATTAGATTATTCACATATAAATCCCATGGAAAGGGATTTTGAGGAAATTAAAACTCATTTCTTGGATGGGTACAAACCATATTCATCATGGTTTGAGGGTATGGCTAAAAAACTTAAGTTTGACAGACGTAAGATTGCACAGGAATTGGAGTGTAATTTCTTGGGTTCGGGTGACAATGTTATTCCTTCTGATACGGTAGAAAAAATTAAGGAAAACTTTATTCGTGAACCTGAAAACAAATTTATGGGTGGTGCGTTATGGCAATGGAAAGAACCTGTGGTGGGTCACAAATATATTATGGGTATTGATGTTTCTCGTGGTGATAGTGAAGACTTTACCACATTCTGTATTATAGATTTTGACGAACGGGAACAGGTATTAGAATATTTGGGTAAGATACCTCCCGATGTTGCCGCTGAAGTTGCATTTAAATGGGCAACTATGTATTCAGCGTTTGTTGTGATTGATATCACTGGAGGTATGGGGGTTTCTACCGCTCGTAAACTTCAGGAAATGAATTATAAGGATTTGTATGTTGACGGTACAAACGCGGCCGACAAATGGAAGTATAACCCAAAGGCAATGGAAAAGATACCAGGTCTTAACTTTAACTCAAAGCGTGTTCAAATTGTTGCAGCTTTTGAGGAAGCGTTAAGACATAACTTTATTGTTCGTTCTTCTCGTTTAATGAATGAATTAAATACTTTTGTTTATATAAATGGGAGACCTGACCATATTAAAGGTCAACACGACGACCTTATTATGGCTATGGCGATGGCTATTTACGTGGGAGAAAGTTCATTTACTCAGCTTGAAAAGGTAACTGAACAAACTAAAGCAATGATGGAGAGTTGGATGGTTAATGAAACACCTGTTAAAAACACGTCAAGAGATTTTAACCCTGGTTTACCTGTAATGCCAAATAATGACCATAGGAGACCTGGTGGTATAACAAAGACTGATTATGAACAATATAGTTGGTTATTTGGTGGAAACAAAAGATAATCTTTAATAAAAAGATTTATCTTTTATATTTATGAAAAAAACGGTATGTCTGAACAAAACTATACAATATGGCAAAGATTAGGTAAGGTATTTGGACCTGACTCTACTTTAGACCAGCAATCACCTGTTTTTAAATTTGATAAAAAAGAAATTTTAAAAACACGAGACAAAAGAGAATACGAAAGAGAAAAGTTACAAGCACAACAAAATTTGTATCTTGGACAACAGTGGCAAAAAATTGAGAATAATCTTTATTCTCAATCTGTATATTATGAACCAACTCGATTAGTTTCTTTTTATGATTATGAAAGTATGGAGTATACTCCTGAAATTTCGGCAGCTTTAGACATATACGCAGAAGAGTCAACAACACCAGACGAAGACGGTTATATATTACAGATTTATTCAGAAAGTAAGAGAGTAAAAACAATATTGGCAGATTTATTTAACAATAAGTTAGATATTAATGTAAATTTACCTATGTGGATTAGAAACACTTGTAAATACGGTGATAATTTTGTTTATCTAAAATTAGACCCTGATAAAGGTGTTATGGGTGCACAACAATTACCTAATATTGAAATAAGTAGACAAGAAAGAGGTATGAAAATCAAACCAGATAGAAATACTTCTGATACAGACGCAGACTCTCTAAAGTTTTTGTGGCAAAATAAAGATATGTCTTTTAATACTTGGGAAATTGCTCACTTTAGGTTACTCGGTGATGATAGAAAATTACCTTATGGTACGTCCATGTTAGAAAAAGGAAGAAGAATATGGAAACAACTTATACTCGCAGAAGACGCTATGTTAATATATAGAACGTCAAGAGCACCTGAAAGAAGAGTATTTAAAGTGTTTGTTGGAAACATGGATGATAAAGATGTCGAACCATACGTAAACAGAGTAGCAAACAAATTTAAAAGAGACCAAATAGCAGACCCAGCCAACGGTAATGTCGATTTGAGGTTTAATCAAATGGCTGTGGATCAAGACTACTTTATTCCCGTCAGAGACCCAAACGCTCCAAGTCCTATCGATACATTACCAGGTGCACAAAATTTGTCTGAAATTGCAGATATTGAGTATATTCAAAAGAAACTGTTAACCGCCCTTAGAGTACCTAAAGCATTCTTGGGGTTTGAGGAGGTTGTTGGTGATGGTAAAAACTTAGCGTTACAGGATATTAGATTTGCGAGAACTATTAATAGAATACAAAAATCTATAGTTCAGGAATTAAATAAAATTGCAATAATTCATTTATATCTTTTAGGTTTTGAGGATGAGTTGTATAACTTTACTTTAGGTTTAACTAATCCGTCAACACAAGCCGATTTATTAAAAGTCGAACAATGGCAACAAAAAATTCAACTATATAGAGATTCGGTTACTGATCCAGGTAATGGTATATTACCTGTTTCTTCATCTTGGGCTAAGAAACATATATTAGGATTTAGTGATGAAGAGGTTAAATTGGATTTACAACAACAACGTATTGAAAAAGCTGTAGCAGGTGAATTAGAAAAAACAGGTGAGGTCATTAGTAAGACGGGAATATTTAGTACTTTAGATAAATTGTACGGAACTAAACCAACTGAAGGGGGTGATTCTACAGGAGACTCAGGTGTAGACTCAGGTGGAGACTTAGGTGGAGACTCAGGTGGAGACTTAGGTGGAGACTTAGGTGGAGACTTAGGTGGAGGATTAGGTGGTGACTTAGGTGGTGACACTGCGGCACCTGAAGGAGATGCTGGTGGAGATATAACACCTGAATCTTTTATAAATGATAAAGATTTAAATTTACTACTTGAAGAGGATATGATTGAGGGTAATTCGTTTATCGATTTATCAAAAGGTAAACAATCTTTAGGAGAAATGGAAACAAAATTAGACAATTTACTTAGAGACTAATATTTATATAAAAAAACAAAATGATTAGATTCGGAAATATAAAGTCTAGATTTGAGTCTTTATTTGTAGAGAGTTATAAAAAACCCTCATTTAAAGAAAATTTAAATTTCTTTAAAAAGAATATTATGTCTAATAATGTTTTGAGAGAAACTTACTATATATATGATGAAATCTATGGGGGTAAGGGATTTGAAAAAACAAAAAGTGAACTGTACCTAAATGAAACCACTAGAATATTAAAAGAAAAATTAATTTCTGAAAATAATAATTTAAAAAAAATAGATAGTTGGCTTGATAGTAAATTAGGTAAAAAAGTAACTAATTTATATGA